GCCCATTTTTACGCCATAAGTCTCATAGGTAAATAAAGTCCTTGAGATTTTTGGTAGTTCTATAATGATCGGTTTTTCCATTTTTCGTTATTTCCTTTTGTTAAGTTACCTCAATATATAATGCTATTTGCAATAGGTCAAGGCTTGTTTGTTTAAAAATTGTAAATAAACGTTAATACAACTTGTATACAATATAAAAAGGTTATATAGTTGAGTAGTTTAATTAACAAAATAAGGAACTACGATGAAGCAAAAATACAAAATGATACGGGTAACAGTAGGCGTTCACAAAGAGCTTAATAAGTCAATAGAGCGCAGAAAAAAAGCATTACAGCGCAACGTCACAGCCAGTGAGTTAATTGGTGACATGATTCGTCAAAGCCGATAATGAATAGCTATGAATTATCAAGAGCTTGGTTTGATTTCTGTTTTGAGAACCCCGAGAAAATTAAACCTAATCATACAGCGGTTTACTTCTTTGCTATTGAGCATTGTAATAGATTGGGATGGAAATCTAAATTCGGCTTTCCTTCTGTAATGGTCATGGAGGCTATAGGTATTAAGAGTTGGCGCACCTACATAAATACTCTTAACGATATTGTTGATTTTGGATTTATTACGATGATAGAAAAGTCTACAAATCAATACTCAGCTAATATAATTACTATAAATGCCACTGCAAAAAAGGACAAAGCAGAGGCGAAAGCATTGGACAAAGCACTGTCAAAGCACGGGCAAAAGCAACATACAAAGCAAGGTCAAACCAAAGCGAGTATAAATAAACAAGTAACCTTAGAACAAGGAACAAGGAACAAAGAACAAGAGGTTTTGGATTATCTAAATAAAAAACTTAACAAGAAATTTAAAAAGGCTAAAGGATTACAGGCAAGATTTAATGAAGGATACACAGTCGAGGATTGTAAAACAGTAATTGATAAAAAGACTACCGAATGGCTTGGGACTGATTTCGAGCAATACTTAGTCCCGAATACTTTATTTTCTGAAAAATTCGACGGATACTTAAATCAAAGTACTGGCAATAATAAATCAAACGGCAATCAAACAACGTCAGCAGGCGGAGTGGTCCGGAATGGAAAGAGTATTGTTTCTTTGCCGATATTTGTAGCAGACCCGAATTTACCACCAAATGACGAAAACGAAGAATTGCCATTTTAATATGTTGCAAATTGCATTAGATGGTTTATATTAAATTAACTTAACAGCAAAAAGGAAATAACATGAAACAAGAAACGATAGATAAATATAATTGTACCCGATGCAAGAAGCGGGCTTATACCGACGAGCAGATCGGCCAGTGCGAAAGTTCAGCGGTTAATCTTGAAAGACCTTTGCCCGACTTAATTTGCGAAGATTGTTTTATGGTGATTAAATCGGAGCAGGAAAACGCAAAGCAAACTTTAGATAATCGTAATTCAATAAGTACTGATTTAGGCGCTTTAGATATTCCGAGGTTTATTAAACTTCATGATGACGATTTAAACCCAAAAACAAATCAAGCTTTAAAGCAATTTATGAATTTTTTAATAAATGGTGATTCATGGTGTTTTTATTTATGCGGTGAATACGGTTCGGGAAAGACGCATTTAATTTACTGGACTTTGAAACGGGCAATTGAAAAAGCTGTTTTTGTTAAGCTCACTAGATTTATTGAGCCTAATGTCAAATGTGTTGAGTCGGGGCAATTAGTTTCTTTGTATCAAGCCGAGTATAAAAAAGACGGTGGCGATTCAGAAAAAGCGATTAAAAAATACCGAGATGTTAATATTTTGTTTATTGATGATTTAGGCGCAGAACGAGAGAGCGACGATTCAAGGCGTATAATTGAAGACTTGTTATGTTATCGATACAATAACTGTCTAAAGACGATAATGACCGCAAACGTCCCGATAAGCGATATTTCGGCACGTTACAGCGGACGACTGGCATCAAGATTGAGCGCAGGCGACAATTGTGTATTAATTCATAACGACAGAAGGGCTAAATAATGAACATCGAGCAATTAACAGAAGACTTAAAGGATTTGACAAGAAAAGATTTGTTGAATTTAATACTGCATTATCAAAAAGTAGACAAGCAAGCAGAAAAGCTCAAGGTCAATTTTATACTGGAGCTGATTGACGGGCTAGACGAAGAGCAGTACAGGGATTTAAAGATAAGGCTGAAGATAAACAAGAATATGCCTTTTTATAAGAAGCTAATAAGCGAGCGAGGAAAGTAAGGTGAATAAGGAACGGGTAAAAAAATTAAAAGTGGGCCTTTATGTGGTTAAATGGAAAAGCGGAGGGAGTTCTGTTGCTTCTATCGGGGTATGCGAGAACGGCGATAAATGGATTGCTCCATGTAATTGGGTATTCCCGAGCAGTGATCAAAGTGTTTTTAAGGGTATAAAATCATTATTAATTATAGAAAACTAAGTTTTTGCATGTTGCAATATTGCTAATAGCAATTATATTGAAGTAGCTTAACGTATAAAAAAAGGAAATAGCATGAAAGAGTTTATTGTATTAGATGTCATCAGTGACAGTCAAGGTGACGGGCCTTATAGGAGAGCCTTTAGGCGTTGTTATGTTTCAGAGGTCTTAGAGATCGAGAAAGGTGCAAAAGTTTTTTTTAAAAATGATTTTGATGCGTCCTGTAGTAATTCTTTTGACGATTTAATGTATAATTTAGATGAAAGGAAATAGCATGAAAAAAAATAGACTACATCATTTACAAGATATTACCAAGCCGTTAGAGATTGGCGAATTAGTCAAGCTTTTGGGTTGTGATCGCTCGTGTTTGTGGCGATGGGAGCAGAAAGGCGAAGCGCCGTTTTTAGTTAAATTTATATCGATGCAAGATGTCAAAGATTTTATCAAAGCCGATAAAGTGATTTTTGCAAGGGTAAAAGCTCAGCCGGAGTTTTCAAAATGGATTTAAAAAATACAAAGATTGATATGAGAGGCAAGTCGAATGCGGAAAAAATAGCGTTTCAAGAGTACGCTTTTAGTAAGGGTTGTAGTTGGTATTGCGGTAACACAGAGACTCAGATTGATCTTGATACGGATTTTTATATAATAGATGAGTATTTGGATTTAATGACTACAGGGGTTTTTGAAAAGTATATTAAGCTTAGAGACATCACCCAAGAATGGGCAAAAATGTATGTCGTTAAATACGTTGACTTTGTCGCCAAGAAAGTCAAGACTGGCTTTATAGCTGAGAAAAAGCCAAAAGTGTATGGCTCTTCAAAAGAGGATGTTAGAGAGGCTATTTTGGATTTTGAAGAAGGTGAAGAGTGTGAGTTTAATAATAAAGATAGTGATTGGTTCACATGGCAACTTATAGGAATTGACCCATTTCGTAAAGACTCTTATATTCCTAAGGACGGGACTATTGGATGGCCTAATATCCGCAAACTCCAAAAGCCTGCCGAGCCCGTTAATCCTTATGAAGAGCTTGAAGATAAGGGGAAATTTAAGGTTGTTGAGGTCAAGCTGTCAGATAAGTGGACAAAATTCGATGACATGAACTCAGTTAGTTATCTTGATGAAACCTTTCTTTTATCTGCTTGGGCAAGCCATGAAGACTTTGCAGGATTCGTAATCTACAATCAAGATTTAGGCCAGTTTAAAGCCTATTCGCATTGTTGGCATCCTGTTTTCGGACATGCAATTGGTGTACTTTTTAAGGTTGGTGAATAATAAATGAATATTTACGACTATATGGATGCGCATAGTTTTATGACTTTTGTCGGGTGGATTTGCTTGACTATATCATGGTGCTTTTTTGTAACAGTCGCTTGGTTAGGTCTAAAAATCGTGCTTGATTATTTGGAAAGTAAGAATATTAATAATAATAAAAATGGAGATAACGAAAATGAATAAATTAGTAGCAGTAAAATTTGTAGTGGATAAAGCGTCCGCAAAAAATGGTTGGAAAGTTGGCGACGAGTACACTTATTTTCAAGACCCCGATTCAAAAAAATATTACATGCCTAAAGAGGGTTTTACGGTTACAGGTGAAAAGCTTGAAGATAAATTTAATATTGTTAGCGTATAAAAAAAGGAGATAACGAAAATGAATAAGGTAATTTTTAACGGTAATTTATGTCATGACCCCGAGCTAAGACACACTCAAAGCGGGAGCGTAATTTGTGAAATCAATGTCGCTATTAACGAAAGATGGAAAACGCAATCGGGCGAAGATAAAGAGAAAACGTCTTTTATCGATGTGACGTTTTTCGGTAAAGGTGGCGAGTCACTGGCAAAGCATTTTACCAAAGGCTCCAAAATTTTGATCGAAGGTAAGTTGAGTATGGATTCTTGGGACGACAAAAACACAGGAAAAAAGCGGACAAAGCTTTCGGTCATTGGTAACAATTGGGAGTTTCAAGATAGTAAAGGCGCTAATCAGCAAGCACCAAGCCAACAGCCAAGCCAATCTTTTCAGCCTCAACAACCGCAAAAGCCTGCATTTCAAGCACCGAAGCCACCGGCAACAGCGTTTCAAGCACCGCCGGCAATGCAAAGTACTGGCATAGATGATCAAGATATTCCATTTTAATTTGTTGCCTCCAAATAAATGACTGCTAGGAAAGACTAGCACTTAAAAGCGTGTAGCTCAATTGGATAGAGCGTTCTACATAGTGGAGATTTTGGCCCAAGTGTTCAAAAAAAGGTGCAGGTTCGAATCCTGCCACGCTTATTTAACCAGTTCGATTTTCGTGATGTCACGCAAATCGTTTTAATATAACAAGGAGATTAAATATGGCTAAGATGCCAAGAATAGAAATCGATATAAAGAACTTAGATATCGTAAAAGAATTATGTTCAATAATTGCAGATTCTTATGATCGTCTGCCACCTTATCAACAAAAGCGAGTTGATAATTTATCTGATGACGATGGTGTTCTTGCTTTTAAATGGACTGAGCATGAAGATAATATAAATAAAGGGACTGGTGCTAGTTAATGGAGTACGTACTAGTTTTTGTGGCAATTATTTTTATGATATATGTAATGAATATACTTAATGTAGAGAGTAAATAAATGAATCCAGTTAGACTAGATGAAACGCATACCATAAAAAAGAAAGATCACTTCGAATTCAAATTAGTCAAGGGCAAAGAGACTCTTGCGGTTGGTACTTATGAGGAATGTTTTGAGCGATTTAAAATTAAAGGTGGCATTAGATGAATAAAAACGACCTAACCAAGCGACTAAATGAAAAACTCGAACGATGCACTTATAAGTGTATAACAGAAGGTTTTGCAATAGTCGGCAAAGCTAAATTAGTTACTACAAGTTTTATGGAAGATGGCGAATATCCCGTAGAAGTTCATAAGTTTGTCGACGGGGTATACTACGATAAGATAAGTGCTGTTATTGTAATTAAAGGTAATAATTAAATGTTGCATAGATACCGAGAAGACGAAAGGCCCGAAGTAATGATTAGAGAGATAAAATTTAGTATAGTTAGTAAACTTCCACTTACCGACGCAGAGGACGCATTTATCAAAGAAGAAATGCTGTTGATTAAAAGCAAATCCTCGAAGCTTCCATCGTTTGCAAGAAAGGTTGTTCAAATCGCTAATATTAAAAATACGATAACTTTAAAACCAAAGGACGAAAATGAAAATAATTGAAAGAAATCCAAAAGACTTAATTCCCGCCAGTTACAATCCTCGGCAGTTAAGCATCGAAGAACATCAACAGATAAGCGCAAGTTTAAAACGATTCGGTTTTGTTGATCCTATTATCGTTAATATTAACAAAGACCGTAAAGATATAATAATCGGCGGTCACCAACGTACAAGAGTCGCTTTAGAGATGGGAATGGAGCTTGTTCCTACTGTTGAGTTAGATTTGACTTTAGAGCGTGAAAAAGAGCTTAATGTACGTCTTAATAAAAATAGCGGTTCATGGGATTATGACGTTTTAGGTAATGAATTTGATACCGCCGATTTATTAGCGTGGGGATTTGAAGAAGGGGAATTAGATTTTTTTGAAGATGAAGAAGACCCCGAAGTTGAAGAAGATGATTTTGACGAAGAACCGCCGGAAAACCCTGTAACCGAATTGGGACGTATTTATCAATTAGGTAATCATCGTTTAATGTGTGGTGACTCAACAAGCGAGAAAGATGTCGGGTTATTAATGGATGGTAAAAAAGCTGAGATGACGTTTACTGATCCACCTTATTTAATGAATTTTACTGGTGCGGTGAATGCTGATGGTTCGAAGTCTTTCGGGGCTATTCATGGCGCTATAAAAAACGATAAGATGTCGAGGGCGGATGGGGACGTTTTTATTTCTAGTATTGTGAAAAATATAAAAGAGTTTTGCACTGGCGCTTATTATATATGTTTTTATCGCCTCGGGGTTGATTATGTATTTAGGGCATTAGATGAAAACGACTTAAAATATAGAGCGCAGATAATTTGGTTCAAAAAAGGAGGGACATTAAGTAACTCAGATTATAAGAGTAATTATGAGCCAATTATTTACGGATGGATTAATGATCATAATTTTCATGGTGGTAAGGCTGAGTGGGATTTTTGGGATATAAGTAAGACCAAGAAGAATGACTTGCATCCTACTATGAAACCCATTGAGCTATGCGCAAGGGCTATTAAAAATTCCGCTAAAAAAGGTGAATTAGTTCTCGATCTCTTTGGCGGTTCGGGTTCAACCCTTATAGCCTGCGAGGAAACTTCTAGGCAATGCCGTATGATGGAACTTGATCCAAAATATTGCGACGTCATCGTTAGGCGTTATTGCAAGTTTAAAGGCATCGACCCCGAAACGGTCTTCGAAACTGGAGTCGCCGAGTAATGCAAACCAAGAGGCAATCTTTAACCGAGTCAATTGTTAATACAGTTATCGGCTATTTGGTTGCTTTAATTTCTCAGTTAATCGTTTTTCCAATCGTCGGAGTTTATGTTACTTTTGGGCAAAATTTAAAAATAGGGTTATATTTTACTATAATCTCATTAGCTAGAAGTTATTTAATTAGACGTTATTTTAATAGAAAAGGTGTAAAATAATCATGGCAAAGAAAGAAAACAAAACGGACATTAATAAAAAGATATTCCTAAAAGCGCTTGAAAGATCGCTCGGAATTGTTACGACGGCATGCAGTAAAACGAATCTTTCGAGGGCACAGTTTTACAAGTGGATGGAGGTTGATCCAATATTCAAGAAATCGGTTGATGACATCGCCGAAAACGTTATAGACTTCGCTGAATCAAAGTTTTTTAAAAGTATCGATAGCGGTAATGTTTCGGCTCAGATATTCTTTTTGAAGACGCGTGGCAGGTCAAGAGGCTATATAGAAAAGACCGAGCTTGATGTAAAGATTGATAAGCAGATCGATTTATCCCAATTAACCGACGACCAATTAAACGAGTTTATTAAATTGTCTGATATTGCAAAGGTGAAAGAATAATGATTTTATTAGAGCCTCAAGAAATTGCCGATTTCTTCAAAACAAAGAAAGCCAAGTATTTTGATTTGATTTTAGATGTTCCCGAAAATATGAATTATTTGGCGACCGATTCAGACGGGAGCGTTTATGCTTATGAGAATGTAGCAAGACTTGACGGCGACGACTGGTCGCAAATTACAGGCGACTGGATGTTTATTGCCGATGTTGATTTAAAAGGCGCTTTATGGTCTGATACATGTAAAGAGATTACGTTTTTTGCTGACCTTTTATCTAATCAGAAAGAACCAAACAATGAAGCTTCTAAAATACTAGAAGAAAACTTATGGGATTGTGTATGATGATTGAGAATTGCACCTGTATCGAATGTACAAGACTAAGACTTTTAAATAATAAATAAGGAAATAATATGTGTTTTGCTCATGGTATGTTTTTAATGCTACATTTTTTTGCTTTGCTCTTTGGTTTGATAGGGCTTTTTTTAACGATTCCACTTCATCTTATATTTTGGGCCTTATGTAGAAAGCAAGATGATTATGACGACGACGATTATTATAGAAGACGACGCAGGTAATAACAAAATAAGGTAATAAAATGATTGAAAGAAATGTAATAAGCAAGAAGATTAAAGACGTTAAATTCACAAGTGACGGGGATTTATTTATAGATGGTGTCAAATCAGAGGCTTTGGTTAGAGATGTTAAATTAAACGTTCATGCCAACTTTGATTTTAATAATAGAACGGTTGAAGTCGAAAGATATGTTTTAGATGAAGACGGCAACATTATTGTTCTTGACGATGACGCAAAAACCATTATTGATGTTTATGTATTTGAAGATAAGGCCTCGACTTATAGCCTACAGAATTAGGTGATTGTAAATAATAGCAGATGGTTTATATTTAAGTAGCATATTAACTAGACCTCTGATATAAGTTCAATATAGTTAATCTTTGGCAACTGACCTCGTGATCAGTCGGGATGCTCCTAAATGACATTAAGTTGTTCGTGCTTCGGCAATCAAGGGTTGTATATCGTGAGACAAAGCTGATTTTTTTTAAGGGCCGATGATAAGTCCAAGCCTGCTACCACTAGCTTTCTAAACTAGTAAGGTACGCAGGTTTTTTTCTATTTGCAAATAATACTAAGTGACGTTAGGTTATTATGTAACCTTAATTTATGGAGAAAACCATGTCCGAAAAAGATTTTAGCACCAATCAAAGCGGTTTAGATAGTCCCGCAAAATTTCACGAAGCCTTAGCGTTAGGAACTTTAAGAGCTTTTACAGCCGATGAAATACCGCGAGCTATTCGAGCCGATGCCGATGGTATTATTATTATGAAAGATGCCGACGGTACAGCAGTGACTTACAATGTTCTCAAAGGTGAAATACTTCCTATTAGAGCGACCGAGATTACCACCGGCACAACAATAGCAACTCAAATACTTTGGTAAATTATGTTTTTATCAAGGACAAGATTAGGTTTACGGCCAGTATTTAGACGTCGGCCACTTTGGACGCCAGTACTCGAACCAACACAGACTTACGATTTATTGTTAGATGCGTCTGATACGTCACCTACTAATATTATTGAGTCGGGTGGTGATGTTTCTCAACTTAGCGACAAGAGCGGGTATGACAGACACATGTTACAGGCACTTGGAGCCAAGCAACCACCAACCTTCTTAGACACAGTAGGCGGACTAAACACCATAACTTACAATGGTAGTGGTATAGTACTTCGTACAGCCTCACCCATAAGTGCCGCAGGTAAGGTGATAGTGGTCATGTGGAAAGGATATGGGAATGACACTGGTGCTTCGGGAGGAATGATCTTAGCGGACACAGCTGTAAATAATCAAGTTATTCGGTGGAGAACGGATAATGTAAATGGCAGTCTAAGTAGTTATGATGGCAGCGCTGCAGCTTCGTTTGACCCTGCGACAGACAGAAAATTTGTTCCAAACATATTAGCGATTAAATTTGACGTAAATAGAGAGTCGTTCATCAACGGTGAACCGTCGCCGAGTAATCCTCTCGCTTTCGACGGAACTATACAGTTCGATGCGATAGGCGAACTACGGGGCAACGCTTCCAATGCAGATGGATTATTCTGTGAAGTAGTAGTAGGCCCTCCCGCTGATCGTCAAAAGTTAGAAGGCTACCTCGCATGGAAGTGGGGAACTCAAGCGAGTTTGCCTATCGGACATCCATATAAAGGTTCTCCACCAACGATTTAAGGAATATTATGAAAAATACATTTATAACAGAAAAAGCTGGGTTAGATGCTCAAGAGGTAGATTTTCAAGCCTTTAAGGATGCTAAGAATAACGTCTCGCATGAGTATTGGGATATTACAGTAAAATGGGACAACGTCCGAAAGCGTGAAGATGCAGAAGAATGGTTCTATACTGTTTGTCCTGTAGGTATACAGACTCACACGCAGAAAGAATCTGAGCCGAGTTGGTATCCCGAAGTAGAAGAAGTCTAACGCTGATTTTCGATATTTACCGCAGTCCTTAAAAAGATTGCGGTATTTTTTTGTATTATTTATATATTAGGTGTTGCATTATGCAATAGAGCGTTTATATTATACTTAACTTAACAATAACACAAACGAGGAAATAACATGAACAACGAAACGCAAAAAGTAACAATCGACACTAAATTTCAAGCCGGACGTTTTTGGGTAGTAGTAGACGGAATTTATACTTGGAACGAAAATACAATGGAAGAAGCTCAAGAATTAGCCAACAGCTACAAATAAACCAACCGCCGGTGAAAGCCGGCAAACCAAAGGGAAATAACATGAAAGTTTTATCACAGAAAGAAGTTGACAAGATGCACCAAGGGGAAACAAAGCCGAAGACTAACTGTAAAAATTGTCTAGGTTGGGGCGGTTGGGATATATCGGTATATGTGCAGGTTGATTCGTTTTATAGCGAATGGCAGACCAAATGGAATGAGTGTTTGTGTTGCGATGGTACAGGCGATGTCGATGCTAATTAAACTAATAACGATATTATTAACCGCTTTGATTCAAGTAGAGTCGGGCGGGCAGGCGGACGCAGTCGGCGATAATGGCCGAGCTGTTGGTATTTTGCAGATTCATAAAATTACTGTCGATGATGTAAACCGCATATACAAGACTAATTACACGTATAAAGACCGATACAGCCCGAAATTAAGCAAAGAGATCGCTAGCAAGTATCTTTTGTATTGGGGCAATCGTTACGCAAAAAAGCACGGTACTGTCAATATTATGGTACTGGCTAAAATCCATAACGGCGGGCCTCGTGGCTACCAAAAAAAAGCAACGGTCAAATATTGGCTTAAAGTTAGAAAGGAGTTAATCAAATGATTTATAAAGGCAAACACTACTGCAGTAAATGTGAGTACGTGACAGATATTAAAATCGACATCGATGATTTACCCGATGAATTCAATGAGCCTTTTAGAACAAGCTCGATTAATTGTAGTAAGTGCAATCATGGAATTCATGTTATATTCCAGTGTGATGTATGGACAGAAGGGAGCGAAAATGAATAAGCATAAAATGAAACGGCCAGTATCAAGGCGGAAGCCATTGCATTATGAGTGGGAGCCTTGGGTTGTAACTGACGGAAGTACTAATGGCGGTAAAAGGATTACTCTAACATCTAAAGCAGGTGCTTTTATGCCCGAGCACTTTGATTGGGAAAACAAAGCTACAAACTACAATGATTTTATACAAACATCAAAGAAAAAGCTAAATCACATCATTTGTTTTTGGGTTATCTTAATATTAATTTGGATTATTTTCTTTTATTGCGTGTATCATGTGTTGCAATACGCAATATAGGCACTATATTATAATTACTTAACACTAATATTAAAAAGGAAATAACATGACACAGCAATCAATACAAAACTACGACAGAAAAGTAAAAGCGATGTTTGGAACTAAAACGCAAGCCGAGAAAGACCAAGCCAAGGTCGAGAAAGCGCAAGCAATGGCGAAAATTAGAATTGAATTGGGGATGGTATAATATGAATGATCCAGTAGGAGAATTAACCGAAAAAATAGAGCTACTAGAATTGACTCTTTATAATCTAAGCCAAAAGATACATTATCCGGATTGTTGGGATACGATGGCATATCCGACACTAGAATCGGCGATACATGAGATGTTCAATTCTTGTCATACTTGCGGATGGGATCATGAAAAACGCTAAAATGGCTATAATTGAAAATGTTCTTTGCAGTATTGTATCAATTGAGCGTTCGGACTGGCTAAAAAATAGCTACTCAGTCAAATTTAAGAAAGATAGCGTTTTGACTTTCTTGTATCCTATTAATGAAGTAATCATAGAAGGCCAATAATGGAAATTGCATACTATATATACTTAAAAGAATTTTCGGAGCGAAACAAATGGGCATATTAGATTATCCAACCAATATATTAGGATCGCCAGTTAGGTATGACAATCCGTCGTCAGCGTCATCAGCATCGTCGCCACTCTCTATTGAGTTCGGTGACTTCCGTTCATCTTATACGCATGATATAAAGATCATTGAAACCTGTCTTATGGTTATTCCAAAGAGGACACATAAGCGCAAGCGCATTAATAAGAAATATCTAAAGAAATACGGGTCAATTCCATCGCCTAATATAATGCAAACACCGATGGGACTTATATGTCATCCAGTTACAGCAAATGAATTAAGACGAAAATTAAGGAGTCAATAAATGTATAAAACAATGTTCGACGTAGTATTCAAAAACGCACTTAAAGCGTCAAATAAACGCAATATGAGCGAAGCCGATGTCGCTTTGGCTCAGAAGATGCAAGCTAATTTAGATAAGTGGTTAGTTCGCGAGGAATCAATGACATTTAATTTAAAAAGGAAGGTATAATATGAGTGAATTAGACTGGTTTCATGAAAATTTAAGAACGAGAATGGTTGATCAAGAGCCGGAAAAGGTCTTTTTATTTGGAGAGGGTGAAAGTAAAAAGGGTTCTTTTCAGATTGAATGGGTAAATTATAACGCATCAAATACAGGAAGGGGCTTTGTAAAAAATAACACTTTTATTAATTTCGATATAGTTCAAAAGATGCTAGCCGAGCAGGAAAAACAGATTAATTCAAAAGATGAGCAGATAAAAATGCTTGAAGAAAAAGTATGTAGAAAAATGGAGATAATTAAATCTCATGAGCTTGTTGCTAATTCGGCAAAAGAGAATGTTCTCGCAAAGGATATCTATATTACTGAGCTAAAAGCTAAGATCAAAAAACTAACGGATGATAAAATTGTGATTATACAATCATGAACGGCAAAGGCGACAAAGACCGCCGAGACAATAAAAAGCGCTTCTTGAATAATTGGAACTCGAAATGTATTTTATGTTGTGAGAAAGTTTTTGTTGATAACGATTTATGTTATCGGCATTTAAAGAAATCAAAAGGTTTATAATGAAAATAACAGAAGAGAAGTTAGAAGAGTTGATGGCCAAGCTAGATAAGTCTTATAAATCTAAAATTCCGTTAAAAAAATGGCTTAACTCTTATCGGGAATGCCTTGAACCAGTGATAATTCCGCCAATTTGGTACACGAGTGATATATATAAAAGAATGAATAAACAGGAAGATGAAAATAATTGATTATTGATTCCATAACAGGCAAGAAATTAAAAGCGGAGCGGTGCAGGCGTTCATTTTGGGAATACGAGAAAGCCGTTTTACCCAAGCAATTCAAAGATTCTCGGCCCCATGCGAAAGTAATTGCTGACACTTTGCAGAATTTTATCGAAGGCAAGCTATTAAAAGAAGACGGCACGCCCTACACTAAAATGATGATGAATTTACCGCCAAGGCATTTAAAATCGTTATCATTGGTTAAGCTTTGCTCGTGGTTTTTGGGCAAATCACCTAAAGAGGGCATTATCACAGCGTCTTATAATCAAAAGCTTTCGGGCCGTTTTTCGAAGTTTGTAAAAAATGACATAGAGATGGAAAATGTTGATCCCGATAGTCTGCAGTATTGCGATATATTTGAAGCTCGAGTAAAATTCGGCGATGCCAGTGCTCAATTGTGGAGTTTAGAAGATAGCCACTTTTCATATATGGGCGGTTCACCTAAAGGTACATTAACAGGTATGGGTTGTACGTTAGGTATTATTGATGATTTGGTCAAAGATGCTTACGAGGCCCGAAACGAAATAATATTAGATGGCCATTGGGATTGGTACACAAACACTTGGCTTTCAAGACTCGAAGAAGGCGCAAGACAGATTGTGAACTTTACTAGATGGGCCGAGCGTGACCTTTGCGGGCGCTTATTGGAAGAAGAAGAAGGGCAATGGTATGTTTTAAAGATTCCCGTTTATGACGGCGAGAATATGCTTTGTGATGAAATAATGAGCTATGAAACTTATAAAGCAAAAAAGAAATTGACTTGTCCACTTATATTTCAAGCTAACTTTCATCAAGAGACAATCGACGATCAAGGCAGTTTGTATAAAAGCTTTTTGGAATATACCGAAAACGATTTACCCGAAGGTGTCAAGATGGCTTATATCGATACAGCCGACGAGGGCAAGGATTTTTTATGCGCAATCTTTTTTATTGTTTACATGAAGAAAATATATATCTATGATGTTGTTTATACGCAAGACGGCCAAGAAATAACCGAGCCTTTGATCGCTCAGAAGCTTTTAGACAACGAAACGGATAAAGCAATGATCGAATCCAATAACGGCGGACGGGCCTTTGCTCGTAACGTTATAAGAATACATAAAGATTTAGGCGGGGATTGTGTCGTCAAATGGTTTCATCAATCTAAGAATAAAATAGCTCGGATAATAAGTAATAGCTTTTGGGTTATGGAAAATGTTCTTTATCCTAAAGGGTGGCATCTCGTTTGGCCTTTGTTTTATAAGTCGCTCGCAGGTTTTCAGAAAGAGGGCAAAAACGCACATGATGACTCGGCCGATACTTTAACAGGATGCGCCGAATTAGTTACAAAACAAAAAAGAGAGATTAGTATTTATTGATTAATCGAGATAACGATGTATAATAATAAAATAATTTAACTGGCCACTTATGCGCTAGTTATTAGGGCGCTTTCAAGTTTAAAAAATAAAAGTTAATACACTTTCGCTTTTGCCTTATAACCTAAGTAAATTGTAAAAACATAATTTTTCGTTTGCCTTGAGAGCGCCCGCCTTTTTCCCTATGTATTTAATTTTGTCAAGTTGATTTTTTGCTTTTTACATTGAAAGAGTTCTAAAAGGCTATTATTATATTAGAAATCAACTTTAGGAATAAAATGTTTAAATATATTCGCAATATCTTTAGTAGTAGTAAAAACAAAAAGTCTATTACTAACGGTAATGGAATGAATGATTTAGTTTTTTTAGACCAATTCACCGAAAACATTATATACAGTAATAATTATCGGACGTTAGCAAAAAAGGGATACGCTCAAAACGTTATCGCTTACCATTGCATAAACCGAATTGCTACAAGTGCCCAAAATATTCCAGTCGAGTTATATATAGACGGCAAATTGCAAGAAATTGGCATGGGCGATCGTTTAACAAAGAGTCTTTTATTCAATATGACTCAACCAAATGCCGACCAATCCGGAAAGCAATTACTTCACGAGGTTATTTCTCACAGATTAATCCAAGGTGAGTTTTACGTGCATACTGATACGACATCGAGTGGCGTTATTATGGATACAGAAGGTTATAGGCCCGACAGAATCCAAAAAAATACCAGTGGCTCAGATAAGATTATTTCGATGCAATACAATAACGGCTCAATACAAAAGACTTTCGAACGTAACGAAGACGGCTATTTTGATTTGTTGTTTTTTAAGACGTTTAATCCTTTGTCAGATATCGACGGTTTATCACCAATATCAGCGGGCGGGATGTCATTAGAGCAGTATAACAACGCCAACGAGTGGAATAAAGGCATGTTTGATAACGGTTCAAAGCTATCGGGCATTTTAACACTGGATAGCGACGGCGACGACTTCGAAGCAATGACACCGGAAGAGGTAAAAGCTTTAGCCGATGACATCAATAAAAAGTTTAGATCACATCAAGGCGGTATCGCAGTAATGAACGCCAAAGGGCGACTTGATACAATTTCTTTATCACCGCAAGACATGGATTTCATCGAGGGCCAAAAATCAAAAGCTATCGAGATTTGTAACGCTTTAAATTATCCGCCATATCTTCTTGGTATTGCCGGAGCGACTTTTAATAATCAAAAAGAAGCCAAAGAAAGCTTATACGAAGAAGCTGTATTGCCAATAATTAACGAATATTATGAGATGCTTTCTAGTTATCATACACGTTTATTCGATAAGCAAATTCAATACAAAGTTAATCTTAATGAAATATCAGCACTGGCAGAAAAGAGGGAAAGAACACTCGAAAGCGCTAGAAAACATTATCAATCAAAAATTATGACGCTGGCGGAAGCTCGTTCAGCTTCGGGGCTTGAAGTGATAGAGTTCGGCGGTGATATATTTTTCGGGGATATGGATAAGCCAAATAACAGCAACGATTTAAATAATAACGTTTAATGGCTAATATCGCACAATTAGAAAGGGCGTGGAATTCAATTTTAGACAAGTTTGAAGCTGTTTTACGCTTGCGATTGATAAAGCATTTTAACGGGCTAATAAACACACTTAAAAAGCAATTAGACGATAACACCGCAGTCGGTGGCGCATTAATTTTGCTTAATGCTGATAGAGATTTGGAAGAGATTTTCAACGATGTTTTACCCGCAGTAGCAACAGCCGGCGCACTATTTACGCTTAATGATTTACAGCCAAAAGACGAGCAAAACGATAGCATAGCGGGCGAAGTAACAGCCTCTTTGATTTTATGGATGCTTATTAATAGCAAAGAAAGAGCGCAATTAATCAATCGTACCACAATCAAAATTTTTATTAGAGTTACCGAAACGTTATCGGCTATTCCCGAATTAACTGGCCCGACTTTAAATACCGCTATTCTTGCCGATGTAAAGAAACGTAATACAGCGAGGATTAATGTTATTAGCGCAACTGAGGCCCACAACTCAGCCTCACGAGGTCAAATACAAGCAGGTATAATAATTAATCAGCGGGTTGATAAGACTTGGATTTCGCAACGTGATAGAGTGGTCCGACCTACTCATATAAGGGCAGACGGCCAAAGAGTTCCAATTGATCAGCCGTTCCGAGTTGGTAGCGCTTTGATGATGCGACCAAGCGATCCTGCAGGCGGGCCGGCCGAGACAATCGGTTGCAGATGTTTTTTAAGATTACGACGTCAAGATTAACTCAACCATCTTTTAATGTCTTCTAAGATCATCCAAGCTGTTAACGTTGGCTCTTTTGTTAATTCATCCTCGATAAATTCCATATCTTGAGTACCGCAAGAATATCCACAAGAAAAGCTAATTGATCTCTTTGGCGGAAAGTCTTTCGGTATTTCATCTAAAAAAACACGATGACGAACTTGATTATTTTTATCACAATTACCGCAACTGGAATCCTTGCAATCTTCGCATTTTTTATATTGCTTATTAATTGCTACACCACGAGGAACACCATCTATTTTTTTGCCAAATAGCCTTTCACGTTCAGAAAACTTTTCAAAGATAACGGGGAAGTCTTCACGAATGGCAGACCAGTAACCAATCGACTCAGCTTTTACACAGCCAGTACAGTTTGCGTTTCTATAGCCTAGCTTGTACATCATCGGCAAACTTATCCCTATTTCTCTAAGTATGAATAAGCAATCGTCTTTAGATAAGCCTTTATCAACTAAAGGTAATCTTAAATCGATCTCGGGGTTATTATCCTTAAATCTTTTTATCCTGCTTTCTTCATCTGAGGTGAAACCGAATACATGAGGTTCTAAAACTAGCCTTTCTGCTAAGTAGTCGGCAATAACCTTTTTCTTTAATTCAGTAGTGCAGGGTGCGCCATAAACACCGGACAAGAATCTTTTTTGGTCAAATACGTCAAAAGGGTCTTTATATTTTTTGCTTTTAAGAACAGTTATTTTTATTCCCGCAATCTCTTCAAAGTCTTCCATGAATCTTTTATTGTCTTCATGTTCCATGCTTGGGTCAGCGTATACAGCCTCGATTGCTTCTTCGCTGTCTTCCATTAATGCAAGGATTGTCGCAACTGCCGAAGTCGCACCGCATGAGAAATGGCATATCATAGCGAGTACCTTTGGCAAAACTTTTCTTTTAATTGAATCACATTATCGCTATTTGATGGCCTATTTTCTTTTCTTAATTGCTTAATTACCTTATTATGTATTTTGGTTAAGAATCTCTCATGCCTCGGCGATGTCTCTGCTAGGTCGTGCAATTGGTCAAGTGTCATATTAATTACCCCTTGCTTCTTTAATATCTTTTTCCCATAAGGTTATTAATGATTTATAACCCTTTGGTTTTTTTGCCTCTAAAACCTTGATATTGTTTTCGCCGATTTTAATTAGTAGCTCTTTCATTTTCTGTGTCATCGTTATTTCCTTTTTTTCGTTAAGTTATCTTACTACTCTTAATATACATGGGCTATTGCGGATTGCAACACCTTTTAAATAAAATAATGATCATTTGTATTTTTTTGTTTTGTTAGTACTTTAATATAAAGAGCAAAAAAAAGTTTGGAGTGTAGCAAATGGAATACAAGAAATTAAATGTTGAGTTTAAGAACCTCGATTCATCGACTGGCGTTTTCGAAGGTTTCGCTTCGACTCATGATGTTGACTTGGGTAATGACCGAGTCGAAAAGGGCGCTTTCAAAAAGACTTTAATCAAGGGTTTTAAAAATATTCAGATGTTATGGCAACATGATAGCGCTGAAGTTATTGGCGAATGGACAGACGCAAAAGAAACCGACGAGGGTTTATTTGTTAAGGGCCAGTTATTCCACGAGAATATACAGCGGGCAAAAGAAGCTGTATTTTTAATGGCTAAAAACAAAATCAATTCAATGAGTATTGGTTACATGCTGAAAGATCATAAGTATGATAACGGCGTGAGAGTATTAAAAGAGGTCGATTTACATGAGATTTCTTTGGTTACTTGGCCTATGAATACCAACGCTTTAATAACAGGCTTAAAAGATGATAACGGTGGTGTTTCCGATCACAAACACAAAAACGAGCGAGAATTTGAGAGTCACTTGAGAGATTTAGGTTATTCGAAAAAAGAAGCTTTAATAATTAGTTCTAAAGGCTTTAAATCTTTTGTGAGAGATTCACAAGAGGATGAAGACAGCGAATTAATCAAGTATTTAAAAGAAAACAACTAAATAAAGGTTCAATTATGAGCGAAGCAGTAGAGCTACTTAAAAAGCAAACGGTTCTTTTCGAGGAATTAAAAACTCGTCAAGATGATTTCGAAGCAAATTTAACAAAGATCGGCGAAGACGTAAAGGGTCAAAAAGATACCGGCGTTGAGCAGATGAACGAAAAACTCGGTAAGATGGATGATGCTTTGGCTTCTCTTGATAAGATCGAGAAAAGCGCAAAGGCTCGTCTTGAGCTTGAAAGCAAAATGTCGAAAGATGTTCAAGGCAGAAAAGAAACTGAAGAGTTTTTAATGAACCTTAGAAAGACTATCGGCCGTAATCCGGAATCAATGGGTTTTAATACTGAGGAATTTATCAGCGTTAAAGAATTAAAGAATCATGTTTCGGGTAATACCGCAGATGGTGGTATCTTTATCAAACCTTTCCTTGATTCACAGATTGATTCATTAATACGTGAATTTTCACCGATTCGTTCAATAGCTTCTGTTATTAACATTTCGACAGATTCTTATAATCGTGTTATCAGAAAGAAGAACAACGGCGCTTTGAGAAAAGGTGCAATGGCTAACTTCACAGCTGAAACAAAGAAAGATAACTTCGGTGACTTAGTTATCAAGGTTGACGATCTTTACGCAATCGCTCTTTATGAAGCCAATCTATTAAACGATTCAATGTTTAATCTTGTTGCTGATTTACTTATGAGCATTTCAGAAGATTTCTCTATAACTGAAGCAACGGAATTTGCTACAAATGCAACTGGTGAAGGTTTAAGAGGGATATTAACTTATGCTCACTCAACTACCGACGCATTTGATACAATCGAGCAGATTACTTCTGCAGGTTCGGGCGCTCTTGTTTTTGATGACTTTATCGACACGCAGGCACAATTAAAGAATTCTTATTCTTTGAATGCTTCTTGGATGATGAACCGTCTAACTAAAGCTGTTGTTCGCAAGTTGAAAGATTCGGAAGGTCAATACTTGTGGAGTCCTTCACTAACTGCCGGCGCTCCAAGCTCAATTTTAGGTTCGCCTTTAATTGAAGTTTTCGAAATGCCGGATGTCGCTAGTTCTTCTTTATCTGTTGCTTATGGTGACGTAAGAAGCGCATATCAAATCGTTGATCGTAGCGGAATTGAAGTGACACGAGACAACCTTACGCAATATCCCGATGTTAAATACATTGCGAAAAAGCGTTCGGGTGGCGGATTGATGAAGGGTCAAGCAATGAAGATTCTTAAGACTCAAGCCTAATTATTAGGGGTTGCGCTAAACGCAATCCCTTTGTTTTAATTTTAACGCATAAAAAAAGGAAATCAAAATGCGTACAAAAGAACTATTCCATTTCACAAATCCACTTGAAGCACTAGCGATTCAAGATGTAACTGCCGGCTCTGTTGGTGTTATTATCGATACTCGTGATTCATTAACCACTTTGTTTCAAATCTTGTCAGCTACTTTGACAACTGGAACATGGGCTACAACTATCGACGAGGGCAATATTGCCAACTTGTCCGACGCTTCAAGCGTTGACAGTTCCGATTTAGTGGGCGACTTGCCTGCTTTCTTGGCCTCAGAAGATAACACAGCAAAGCATTTTTCTTATATTGGCGACAAACGCTATGTAAGAATAACTCTTACTGCGACTGGCCCAAGTGGTACAAATAACTTCGGGGCGATTGCCTTGAATACTAAGAAGACAAACGCTCCGGCATAATTGTCCTTAGCGGGGAAAGCCGGTTCACTTAGGTGCGACCGGCTTTTTTTTAACCAAAAAATAACGAGGTAGTAAAAATGAGAGTTCGATTTTTAGAAAACAAAATGTATTCGCCTAATGGATGGGACAATAAAACATCATTAAAAGGTGAAACCGAAGAAATTTCGCAAGAATTGGCAGAAGCTTTTATCAAGCAAAAGATTTGTTCTAGCGCAGAAAAAAAAGCAACTAACGAGAAATCCTCACCAGTTGAAGAGCCGGCAAAAGAAGAAAAATCCAAGCCAGTAGAGAAGAAGAAAGCTAAAAAAGGCAGAAGATAATGGCTAAGGAAACCGCTAAATCAAAAGTAAAAAAGCCTGTTATCAATAAAATCGAGTGTATATTATCAAGAGATACACATATTGACGGCAAGTTATTAAAAGCCGGCTCAAAGATTCAGCTTGCGGAAAAGACTGCAGAGCTTTGGAAAAGAAAAAATAAAATTAAGTAGGTTTAAAAATGTTTAAAACAGTTATTACCGCAGATGATGGGCCCGTCGTTTTATTGGCAGACGTCAAAACTTATGGCGAATATCAATCGACAGATCAAGACGACGAATTAACCGCTTTGATCGCTGAGGCTAGTGTGTGGATTAAGAAGTATTTAAACATACCTGTTTTAGATGAAGCTTGGAAGCTTACTTATGACCGCAATGAATTATCGAATAAATTAGAGCTACAAGGCTTAAACGTTACTTCTATTGAGAGTTATAAGGTAATCCAAGAGAACGGCACAGAAAACACCGTTACTTCGGACAAATACAGATTGAGCAATGGTTTTATTATTTTTGATACCGCGACTTCGGCCGGTGTAGTTGACGGTAATTCAAGCCGTTTTTATGACGCTGTTGAAATATCCGTTAATGCAGGTTTAGGCGATGAAATAGCCAATTTGCCCGATGATTTTAAATTAGCTATGTATATGTTAGTCACTCACTGGCAACAAAATAATATAATTGATTTCGATAATCAGTATCAAATTACACCGCCAAATTTTAGAAAAATAATAATGCCTTATGTAAATAGAAAAAGTTGGGTTGGTTAATGTTAGTTGAAGGTCGAGATTATAAGAAAATAAAGCATCCTATATATAAATATGAGATGATAAAGCCTTATTGTGTCACGACTGATATAATGACTTTTACTATTTTTAAATCTTATTTCAGCCTTAACCAATACGGACTTTTAACGGCTCGCATTGGTTATCGTTGGAACGGTGTAAGTTGTTCTCCCGACTTTAAATGTTTATTTGACGGCGCTTTACCGCATGATATTATTTATCAATTATTGCAAGAAGGGCACTTTAAAGATTGCTTTGGTTTTGATTTCGACGATGTTAGATTAAAAGGCGATGATCTTTTATATAGGTTGTGGCTCAAGAATAAAGCGCCGAAGTTTGTCGCTTGTATTGGCTATAAATTAGTAAGAGTTTTCGGCAAAAAATTTGCTAAGGAGTTGAAAAATGTCTGATAGAATGAGTTTTCGAGTTAGGAATTTAGATGCTGTTACAAGGAATATATCGAGGCTTTTGGTTGATTCTTTAGAGAACGGCGTCGCCTTACAAAGAAAAATAGCTGTTGAAGTATTATCAAGGGTTGCGACACTGACACCGGTCGATACAGGACGGGCAACTGCTAACTGGCGGGCTAAGTTAAACAGTGCGGAAGATCGAGTCTTTCCATTCTCTTTTGATAGAGGTATGATACCAACGACAACGATAAATAGAGGCCGAGAGGTTTTGAACAATGCTAAAGTCGGTGATACTATGTATATAAGTAATAGCGTTCAAGGCAACGCCAGTGAAGGTGGATATATCTTGAAGCTTGAAAATGGCGCAAGTCCTCAAGCACCGCACGGAATGGTACGAATAGCAGTAGATACAACAATAGTGAGTAATTTAAGTTAATGAGTTTAATAACTATACAGGATTTACAAACACAGGTTGAAACCGTTGGCGCAACTATTACAAATCTATATTTAATCAATAAAACTTTTAATAGCCGAAAGCGTGAGCCTGCAAGTGGGCCTTTTTGTGAGTTTAGGATTTTTGATTCAGAGCAAAGTTTCGGGGTTATTAATGGCGCAGGAACTCAAGGCGATAAAGAAGTCGGGAATTTAATTATGGAATTTTTCGACGATATTGACCAAGGTCAAAGACTTTATACAATGGCCGACACTTTCCAAACAGGCTTAAAAACTCAATTTGACTCTATTATATTCGAAATATTTAGAGTTGAAAATATTGGCATCGTGGAACGTACACGAGGCGAGCAAGGCGGAAAAAGACGCAATAGTTTACACGCTAATAAGGGATTATATAAAATATCTCTTAGAGGCACATTCAGAAAATATTTTACATAAACAAAAAATAAGGTAATAAAATGAGTATAAATAAAGAAGGATTCCCGACATTAGTATTCGGGTCTACACTAGCAGGCGTTTATCGTGCTGAGGATGGTTATGATTGGGACGGAATTATCCGAGAAGCAATCGACATTACAAGCACAGTAGCCCTAAATATTGAAAGAGTTGCGGGTGTTTTGCGTGATTTTGGTAATTTAAAAGTAACTCTATTCTTTGATACTGAGACAGATTACGACGCTTTTATCGACACTCAAGACCTTTTGACAATGACTTATCCAATTAGTAATGTTGCAAACTCAACACCTATGAGCATTACAGATCAAGCGAGTATAATTGAATTTAAGCCGATCAATGTTATAAACGATGTACATACAGCGGAAGTCACTTTCATGCTTACTGGTACAGCGTTTGTATGGGCTCCGGAAACCACTTAATATGATCACTGCTAAGGATATATTAGGTTTCGATGACGGCGAAGTAAAGTCGTTAATCGTCCCACAATGGAAAGACCAAAAAGACGGCGGACAGGTCTATATTCGCTCGCTTGATTATGGCGAAGTTACGGCATTTAGAGCAGTTTGTAATAATGCAGGAATGGCGGGGCTTCTTGGTCTTGGCGATGATACAGCTATGCAGAAAGCGAAGGATAGTTTATTGATTCAAAGCTTATGTGATTCTAAAGGCGTTAGATTATTTGAAGATGATGAAGACGACTTGGAAAAAGTAAGAAAGATTCAAGGTCAAACCGAAGCGTTTTTGTTTATTTTTGAGCAGGCTATACAATTCAATAAGATTTTGAAAAAAGATCAAGACGACTTGGACAAGCCTTTTACTGCCGAAGATGATGTGGAAGACTTAAAAAAAAAATTGAGTACATAAAAGAGAATTACTCTTTAGTATGTTGGTTTAAAATGTCTGATAAAACCGGTCGTCCTGTTGCTGAATTAATGGGACTAAGGCCGGCAGGTTCAGCGATCAGTATGAATGAATACTGGTGGTCGATAGCTTATGAGTCAGTTTTTCCGAGTGGTATTGATCGAGATAATTTATTTAACGCGTTGAATATGCTTGTAACCGCCAATTGTGCAGGCGCTAAAATTGCCTCACATAGAAACTTTATGATTGACTTTATTACTGGCGGAAGTCTAGCAGATTTAAGCGATGACGACTATGTTATAATAAAAGAGTGCATAGAAGATGCCAAAAAGCTACAAAAAAAGCTAATTAAAGAAAGAGAGTTGACAAATGGCTAGTGCAGTAGAGCAAATTATAGTAGAAGTGGCGATGGATACGAGAGATTTTGACCGTAATATAAAGCGGACAAAAGGTAAGATGCGGGGCTTTGGTAAGCAAATGAGCAAAACGACCGGCAAAGGTTCGGCAGGTTTTGGCGGGATGCTTACGAAAGCTAATATTGCTCTTGCTGTTACGGTAGGCTTATTGGTAAAAGCCACAGGCGCAATTATGGAAGCGGGCGACGCTTTTGACTTGTTGCATCAAAAATTGATTGCCAGTACTGGAAGCAGTGCCAACGCTCGAAAAGCTTGGGGCGAATCAAGTCGCATAGCCGAAAAACTTGGATTAGATGTAAGAGGTGTAGCGCAAGGCTTATCACAATTCACACTAGCGGGCGGTGATTCTTTTGGTAAAGATACCGTTAAAGTTTTTGAACAACTTTCAACAGGTATCGCAGGTTTAGGCGCTACCACCGACGAAACGAAAGGCATTTTCCTTGCTTTTGCTCAGATACTTTCTAAAGGTAAGCTCAGTATGGAAGAAGTGAACCAGTTAGCAGAAAGAGGCATCGGCCGTAATTTAATAGCCGAAGCTTTAGGCGTTGACAGTATTGAAGGGCTTGACATTAAAGCGCCGGACGCTATCGAGAAAATAGCGTCGTTTATGGAAAAGAGATTTAAAGGCGCTAGTGAAAAGGGCGCTAAATCAATTCAAGCGATGTCAAACCGAATGGCAAATAATATGTTTGAATTAAAGGTCGAATTTAACGAAGCCATCAAACCTTTTAGAGCATTATTTTTATCACTTTCGAGCACTATTTTATCAAGCATTAAAGCTTTCATGCCCGAAATAATGGCCTTTGTGGGTATATTAAAAAAAGGTATTGCTTTTTGGATGTCAAATATTCTGCCTATTGGCTTGGCTTGGGGTCAGATGATATGGGCACTAATAGGCGCCGTAAAAGATTTAATTATGATAGGCTTACAGCCTTTGCTAGATATGTTAGCGGAGGTGTTTGACATTTCTTCTATAGAAGATTTCACAGCTGATGCCACAAAGTTTTTATTTAAAATGACTGCAGTATTTAGCAATTTTACTGATAGTGTAAAGCTCGGATTTTTAAGTGCAAAAGAGGCAATGCTTAATTTTTTAGGAAAAGAAATCCCGACAGAATTGGCAGACGAGATTGATAAATTAGATAAAAAACTCGCTAAAGCTTTCAAAAAATCAGATGATAAAGCAAAGAAGTTAATTAAAACTTTAAGAGATGGTGCGGATGCTTTACTAAATTTTAAAGAAATTGACGTGAAAGGCGAGGGTGCAGGCAAGGGCGACGTTAAAAAAGTAGAGTCGCCGGCTTTTGGTGGAAAAGGTGCGGGAGCTGTTGAATTTGGTTCGACCGAAGCTTTTAAAATAATCGGAACGAAGATTGATAAAACCGACAAAGAAAACTTAAACGCCAATAAAAGAACCGCTAAAGCAGTCGAGAAGATTTCTAAAGACACTAAAAAGACAAAAGTATTGGACGTATAATGATTATTGGATCACCTATATTATTGAAAACTGGACGAACTCAAGAGCATTCTGCCACATCAAAATCGAGAACTGAGAATTATTATGTCAGAACTGAATTTGGCGTCGGCGATGAATTAGATATAGCGACTAGACATGTATTATTTACATCGGGAAGTCCGCATCCAACATTACGAGGATTATTTTTAGATACTGTTACCGCTTCTTTAATAAGTGAAGGGACAGCCAGTACATGGTTGATTGAATGTTCATACACCAATCAAGAAGGTCTTGGCGTTGGTGGCGGTAATGGCGATGATGGCGGACTCGATCCTTTAGATATGGCGCCGACTTTCGATTGGGGAACTTGGTCTTATCCCGAGGCAATTATACAGGAAAGAATGAACGGTAATTATATTATGAATTTAGCGTCCGATCCTGTAACGAATCCACCTTTAACAGAAGACTTACATAATCCAAACGTCACAATTTCATTAAATCAAAACGATATGATTCAAGATCATTTACGCTTGGGCGTTGGTCGTGTCAATGATAAGCCGTTTACTATTCAAAATATAACCATACCGCCTTATTGTGCGAAACTTATAGCTTATGTAACCAATGAAGCTAAAAAGCCTAATACAGATGAATATTATGTTAAAGCACAATATACCTATCAGTTAAATTTCGATTTAGTAGGCGAAAGAACTTATAGAGTAGATGGTTTTAGCCAAGGCAATGGCCCGCAAACAATCGCCGTCAATGCCGGAGATTTTAAAGGATTTAGACGCAAGTTATTAAATGCAGGTACAAGAAAATATAGCTATAGTGACGAAAAATATAGTAAAATTGCAGATGGTGACGGCGGGTGGATTACTGAGCCAGTACCTTTAGATTTACAGGGACAACCTTTTAAAGGAAGCGCACTCGGTAAAGAAATATTTCTTTTATGGGATACATTACCGAGAGTTGATTTTTCGACTTATCCGACGAAACGTAAAGAGAGATAAGGTTTTTTATGAGTGATGACGGCTATGAAATTACGCTTAAAGCTTTTAAAAAGTTCAATAAAGCGAGTAATGAAGTATTAGGCTTTAAAGGTACGCCACCGATAGCGCCGAAATCGTTACCGTTTCTTTCGGATACCGCTTTCTTACGTGTAGGAAGTGCAATACCAAATACAAATCCAGTCGCTTACAATGCCGTTGCAGTCGTTAGAAATGTCGATGGCGTATATGTTGCAACTGAGAGAGCATGGGGCGCTGATATTATTTTAAATCACGCTAGAAACGATCATATCCCACAGGACAGCATTGTTAAAGCAACACTAACAAGTGGCGAAGATGGCGCCGTATGGTTAGCTGAACTTGTAACGATGTATTCATCTTTTAAGTTTATCGGCGTTAGTGATTCCAATAACACACATTCGGCAAACGGCTTTGTCATGGTTGTCGGCGGTGATTGTCACACAAATTTCGGTTCTTTTGAATTAATGGAAGCGGGTAATAATGGACAGGATGAAGACGGCGAGGATATAGATGATACACCGATTGTTATTAAAACGGGTCAAATATGTTACGCAATGATAGAGTTTATAAAAACAACGTCAAGTAGCTCCGCATCTGAAAGCGAAACACCGAGCGCAACATCGCCAGTAAGCGGATTTACTGCCGGAGATTCTAAATTAATGGTCGTTTCAGTAGAAGATTTGCCACCGTTTCAGCAAGAAGACGAAGACCGTTTAGTCAGAAATGTACCTATTGCGGAAGTCACAGAATTTAATTTGCATTTAGGTTTTTTGGTAAATTATCAAACTAATGATATCCTTATGGATATTTCTTTAGGCGGTAATTCTTATACTTTCGGCGACAATCCAACGCCAACACCAACGCCAACACCGACACTTTTTTCAGTAGATAATAAATGGTTAAAAATAAGAAACCAAAATGAAATTTATCATACAAGATTATCAAAAGAAATTGCCGAATCCGGAGAATCAAGCGAATGTAATTGGAAAGAGCTTTTGTGTATGAGCACTGATTTTTCATGCGACAGCGTGGCTTTTTCTAATATTTCAGATGTTGAAACTTGGGTAAATGATATTTTTCTCGCAAATATAAAGAAGTTTCTTATCGATATTAACGGACATATTCCTTTAGTGTCAGATTGTGACGGCGAGAACAGCGAACAATCGGACAACCCGACAACCGGCCCAACTTCAACGCCGGAAATGACTTTTGTCTTATCTCTTGAATCCTCGGAAGTAGACATCGGCACAGGTGACGAAATAGACCTCGAAGCATTATTAGAGCATGACGGCGCTTATTTTGCCGAATGGAATGGTGTATATAATATAAAATATACCATAACGATTGGCGGGCAGGCGATAGAATTCGAGCCTGTTGGCGAAGAGGGTGGGCTTTTCGTGATAGAGGCAATAAATCAATATAGCGTGTCACCGGATAAAGCCGGCGACGCAATAACGGTTGTTGCTAATTTGGAATGTCATTATAATGAGACAGCTACTATTAACGCAACTATCCCAAATTCGGGTCTAAGTAGTAGTGTAACTTTCGAAACAAAAGTCGTCACTATGGAATTAACTGCAGACGTCGCAGAAGTACAAGACGGTCAGCAATTAGAGATCACCGCATCTTTAAAGGATTTCGGCGGATTTCAATTTACAGATTTCGACGATGACGGAATACACCTAATTAATTTTAAGCTAACTTGGCCTAATGGTGATCTCGTTCAATCTTCCGAAGGTGGTAATTTTGGAGTTGATGCGGTTTTTGTAGACTCTAGCAGTGCAAGCTTTACAGATACTATTGCAGTGCCAACAAACCACGAAAACGAAGTTATCACCGTTTCGGCTTTTGTTGAAAATATTAATATTCCTTGTAAAGTAAATATAGACGACAAAATGAGCTTAATAAGTATTGAGTATCCGGACGCCATTATCACTCCGGAAGAGGTAACGTTGATACTTGAGCCGGATTCGCCGATAACGACAACAGATGTAGAAGGAAAGGGCGTTGGTACATTGTCCTTAATAATTGATAACACAACAGCGGGCGGAGTGCTTGGTAAAGAACTAGGATAAATTATGATTAAGAATGAATATAAAAATAACGCTATAACTCAATTAGCCACAGCGATCACAACCGCAGGACAAACGACTTTTGATGTCGTAACTCCGAGTATATTATTTACTGGTGCAACTGCCGATAATCCTTTTTATTTAAGAGTTAAAAGCGGTTCAAGCCTTGAGTATATGCTTGTTACAGATATTACAGGCAATACTTTAACGGTCACAAGAGCGCAAGACGGCACAACTGGCCAAACGTTCGCAATAGGCGCCGAAGCCTTAATGAGTATCAATAAAGCGCATTTTGACAACATAGAGCAAATGTATGGGCCTTATACGATACCGGCTTTAGATGTCGATGGTTCAAAAGGTGGCTTACAAGTAAAATCAATAAGCTCGCCGGAGACTTTTACATTTTCAAATTTAAGACAAGGCCAAAATATACGTCTTGAAATAACGAGCACATCAAATGCGGTTTTGACTTTGCCCGCTTCGGTTACTGTTGTTTTAGGTGCGTTCTCAATAAACGCTAGAAATATTATTGAAATATATGTTAATGATAGCACGACTGAACAAACGGCCAAAATAACAAACGTGCCAATATCTGAATCAATCGGTTTAATTACTGGTATTATTCACGGAATGGCGGTTACTGTCAACGGTGGCGATCCTGCAAAGTTCGATGTTTCAGCAGGTCGAGGCGTTATTATTGATTTTGCAATACCTACATCTCCGCCAGTTATAACTTTTATAGAATTTGCGGGTTTAACTGCGGAACCTGTTACCGGTATAGCTTCGGGTATTTTTACAAGTTTATATATAGATGTTAATGGCGATGTTCAACAAGCTCTTGATACGGTTCTTTCTTCTCAGCAAATAAAACAAAATATTGTTCTTGACGCTGTAGTGCATAACGACCTTACAACGATTACCAATGTTGCGACTAATTCAGTTCAAGCATATCAAGGCGTATCAGCTCTTTTTGATTATGTTCGAAAACTTGGGCCTATAAATGAAGGAAACACTTTTAACTCTTCTATTAGTGGCGATTTAACTATACAGAAAACAGTCGGCTCAACAACTCTTCCATGGATTAATCGAGATGTTGATCCACAAAACCCTGCAGAAGCGACAAACCCTTCGCAAAATCCTGTAATCGCCGGCGATTGGACAGCTTTCTATCAAGATGGGGTCGGCGGATTTACACCGATAATTAATAAAACAACTGTTGATCCGGATTTTTGGGACGATGGAACGGGCACGTTAAACGGTGTTACAAATAATAGATTTACGATAAAGAGATTTTATTTCTTTGGACAAAATGATAAAATTCTGACTACATACGGACAAGCCGAATATACATCGTTAGTTCTTGCAGAATCGGCAATATTTTCTGAGTCACCAGTACTTAGCCCTCTTTTGGCAACTGGTAGTTTCGTGTCAGCCTTAATAATTCAAGAAGGTGTGACCGATCTTGATTCGGCTATAGCATCGGGTGACGCAAAGTTTGTAACAATAACAAGCGAAACAAGCTCGGCGGGCGGTTCAGCAGGAGCGCAAGACTTTCAAAACACTTATGATTTATCCGTAACGCCTCAAATAACGACCGACTCAACAGGTGGCGCACTAACAATCAAAAGAGGCTCAAGCGCAGATACCGACGATATCTTAGAAGGTCAAAACGGCGCAGGAACAAAAACGTTTGCTGTAACTGGCGAGGGCGCTTTAACTGCTAATGGCGCAACAATAACCAAAGTCTCTGCAACTGTCGCAACTCTGAACCGCACAGGATCAGTAGGCAAAATTATACAGCTTGAGGATGATGGCACAGAAGTCGGATACCTTATATCTATTGGAGGCGCAAGCTCCGCTTATGTTGGTGACCCAAGATCGGGTGGTACTGGCTATGGTAGCACAATTGGTGCAGGATTCTTAACAGATGAAAACGGGAACATAACAAACAACACTCGTGATTTTGGACTAGCGAGTTTTCAAATAAAAGACATACATCTTGGCGGTAACATAATCGGCCTTTCAAACAGCTTCACGCCAACTTTTATTAACCTTACATTGGGCAATGGTACAGTATGGGGCGAATATCAGATCATTGACAAAGTGTGTCATATTCAATGTGGTGTTATTATGGGTAGCACAAGCGTGGTTACTGGTAATTTAGGTGTTTCGGGGTTACCTGCAACATCATTCACACAGTCAAACACTCTATACCCTATGCCGATAATGATACTCGATGCAGGAGCAACGCATTATCAAGGCGTAGCTCTTGTGACAGCCAATGCGACATCAACAGGTGTAATTAAAGATTCCTCAAACAATATAGTCACAGCAACCTCTCCTATGACATGGGCTGTAAATGATATACTTCAAATCAACGGCTCATATCCATTAAATTAAGGAAACATTATGAAAAAATACGACATACAGAAAGACGGTGAATTTGAAATAGTATCAAAATCTTATGATTATATTATTGAAGATGTTACTTCGATTGTTCAAGATAAGGCTGTTTTAATCGAAATTGAAACCGATGAAGACGGAAACGAGACAGAAATAGAAAAAGAAATATTTACTGATCGAGAAGTTATCACGCCAACAGAAAAGCGAACAAGCGGAACTCATTTAGTTCGTTTATATCCAAATTCTGATATTAGCGGACAGCCGAAAGAGATTCAAGATTTTTGTAATAAGACTTGGACGGAAGCATTAAAAAAAGCTTACTTAGCTAAGATCAAACCAAGTGACGAGCAAGTCAAGAAAGATACAAAGCAGGAATTAAAAGCCAAGTATAAAAGCGATTTAGAAGCTATGACGGTCGAAGTTAACGGGAATGTATTTGATGTTGCGATGTCAAGTGCAATCGCCTATGCTACCACAATAAAACATTTGCCCGATGGTGGAAAAACTTACTGGACTTTAGCAAATAAAAAGCTTGTCGAAGTAACAAAAGCGGAATTAATCGAGGTTCAAGGTTTAGGCGAAGTTGAAGGTTTAAGACTTGGCGGTTTATATCACTTAGAGAAATCAAAGGTTTAAATAATGGCTTGGACTTATGTATTAAAAGTTGATCCCGATGAAGTAGGCGCAGGCGCTAATAATGCCGACGTTAAATTAGTTAATGATACAAGTGTTGAGCTATCATCGGAAGCACCTTTAACAGCAGGCACAAAGCTATTTACTGTTTTTGCAGAAAACCTAACAACCAATCAAAGCGCTTGGCATTATGGAATTTTTGAAGTTGCGCAAGTCGGCCCACCACCACCGAATAAGCCCGCAATAGGCACACCGGACTCTAATCCTAGTTATATATTAGAATATATAGGCTCGAATGTGACAATCGGCGGGACTGCTTGGGTGTCGGGTGATATTCGGGAGGTTTGGGCAGGGAACGCAATTACTGGAATTGGTAGCGGTGAAAAAATATCCCTAACGACAAATGACTTCGAAGTAGGTTTATTTAATTATGAAGATTTAGGCGTGGAGTGGGTAAGATTTCAAGTTCATGAAAACAACGGCGGACATAATTATGCTTTTATCGATCGTAAAGATGGGGTTATTCAGCCTTTCGGTTTAAATAACTATACAAGCCTCGATCCCGATTATCCATCGTGGACATTCACCAATACAATTACAGGCGATATGTTTTTTCCTTGTACACTTGTTTTCGATAATGGTCGCACATGGAAATTTTACAAAGGTCAGAACTGGCCCGCTTAATTATGAAAAATATAATAATAATATTAATGATGGTTTTTATCGGTTGCAAAACAGGTCAGCAAGTTTTTACGGATAAAACAACGAGCAAATCTTTAAAAGAAGATGGCGGAAAAATCAAAAATCTCGCTACTGATAGCAAAGGTTTAGCGGTCGATATTAAAACGGAAGCTGTAAAAAGCAATCCCGACTTAATCAAGATTGGTGATAACGCTTCTATTATTTCAGAAAAGCAAAGCGGTATTTTAATGTTATCTGATAATGTTATCGAAAGTTCCGACTATGTAAAGCAGAAAGATAAACAGCTAAAAATACTATCAGCCAGTAACGCCAAATTGAAAAAAGAGTTATCGTCTAAAACGACAAAGATATTTTGGATGCTCGGAGCGGGTTTATTGCTTGCGGGCCTTTATTGTTTTTATGCTCATAATATTTGGGCGGGCTTATGCTGTTTTGGTGGTGTATTGGCTTCTCTTGCAGTAACATGGTTTATAAGTCATATCGGTGTCGTCATTGGTGTATTTGTTGCAATAGTTGTTGTTTACTTAGGAACAAAGCATAATAACAAAGTAAAAGACGAGTTATATGATACCGTTGACCATTACAAAGACAGCCTTAGAGATATACATTTAAAAGGTGAAGCTCGAAAGGTTATACAGCGTATTCAATCAAAAGACACGCAAGACGAAATAAAAAAGATCAAAAAGAAACGAGCGAAAACAAAGAAATAGCTCTATATTTATATAAAATTCAAGGAATATAATTATGTCGGTTAAAATTTGGACAGGTAATGCAACGGATGGCGATTGGTCAAACACCGCAAATTGGAAAGGCGGAGTATTACCTATAAGTGGCGACGATGTTTATATAAAAAATAGCGTTAATTCGATTTATGTTAACCTAGATCAAAACGCTTTAAATCTTGATAGCTTACATATTTTACAAAGTTTTCGTGGTCAAATTGGATTATTTAGCGAGAGTTTAAAACTAGATGCTACTGATATTTTTATAGGTTCGTCAGAAGATGGACAAAATACCGGCCCTAGTTTTGTGGCTCTTGAGTTCGTTAATGGCAATACCACACTTGATATATTAAATTCTGCGGGCTTTGGCTCGGATTTTATTGGGGATGAACAAACTGGCCAATGCGTAATATTAACGGGTTTAGGCTCGGGAACTATTGACGCAAAAGTGCGGGCGGGTTCATTAGGTGTTTTAATCGATGCCGATGCTACTGGAACATTAAACGATTTATATGTTTCCGGCGGTCGTGCTGTAACTGGTGCGGGCGTTACAATAACTTCGATGGATTTAGACGGCGGAATTATTCACGCTAATTTTAACATCGGTACAGCAGTATTAAAAAGCGGTACATTTACACAGTTTGCGGGTGACTTAACCACGCTAACAATTGAAGACGAGGGCGCATTTGTCGCTAAAGGTGTCGGAACAATAACGACCATTAATAGCAAAGGCGGTACAGCCAGTTTATTATCTAAAGACTTAACGGTTACAGATATAATAATGAGCAAAGGCGGATTGGTTGATTTAGATATTGATTTAATGACGCTTACAAATAATATTGAAATTGATTCAACGAGCAAAATTTTAAATATGGAGTTTTAAAGATGGCTGTTAAAGTTTGGGCCGGCTCATTGAGTCAAGATTGGAGCGTTGCGGGTAATTGGACACCAAGCGGTGTACCTATTGCGGGCGATGATGTTTATTTTAAAGATAGCGGAGTCGCTTGTAATTTAGGACTCGGACAATCTGCAATCGTTTTAGATTCTTTGCATGTATCACAAAGCTACACCGGAACTCTTGGCGGTGATGCAGGCGAATACCTGCAGATAGCTACGACAATATTAGACATCGGCGGTAAATTATCGGGACAAACTGGTTTAGGCAGTAGCAGAATATTAATCGATTTAGGAACGACAACAGCATGCGAGGTTACGGTTTATACCACTGGCGCAACTGTCGACGGTTTATCCGCTCTTGATATAATAGCTAATAATGCAAATACCAATTTTTTAATAAAGAGTGGCTCGGTCGGTATCGGTTCTGATTTATCGGCCAATGTTGTCGGTACATTTAATCTTCATGGTGGAACGACTTTAATTTCTTCTACTGTTACAATGACAAAAATAAATCAATCCGGCGGGCTTTGTGAGTCAAATAGCGATTTACCCGACATTGACTTAACAGGCGGGCAATTAATCGCTTTAGATGGCGTAACAGCTATAACGACAGCATTAATGGACGATACCGCACAGTTAGATTTGCAAACTAGCGGAGCTTTAACGATAACGACATTAACCGTTGTCAGTGGAGTATTAAACGCTTTAATCATGAACGCTGTTACAATAACAACGCTAAAAGTAGCGCCAAAAGCGTCTATAAATTTGGACAATAGGTTTGTAACTTTAACAAATGACGTTCAATTATTAACAACAGCAATATCAAAAAGATTCAAAATACAATCCTAAAAGAAGAGGTTTAAGTGTGGGCAACAAAGACGATGATTCAATCAAATTTACTTTAAAACAAATGGTCGGCGTTATAGTCGGAATGATAGTTATTTTCGGCGGTCAAAGCTTTATAGTAAATAGCGGAGACAAGCAAACCACAATAAACGTCAGCCAAATTAAACACCTCGAAGAAAATCAAGACGAGCAAAAACAGCGAATTGATAAAATAGAGGTAAAATACGAATCAATAAAAGACGCTATCCACTCAGTCGATACAAAGGTTTCAGTATTAAAAGAAACTAACGAATCACTAAAGAAACAAAACTCTTTAATGATTTCGTTAATGCAAGACATACAGAAAAAAATTAAGTAGTCTCTTTTTCCTTTTTAATATTGATCACCAACTTCCTAAAGTACTGATTTCCTATTTTGAAATAAGACCAAGTGAAAAGATGCTTCGGATATTTTTTGTATAATAACTCAATTCGCTTAACTATAATCCTTATTTCACCTTCCGGCATAAACATAATAGACTCTTTATAAGGGAAAGTCACAAAATCATGAATGTCTCTAAATAATGAGCTTATCTGAGCTTCCCTTTTTTTTCTGTAATAATTCTTTAACCCAATCATCATTTTAAATAATCCTCTATTACTTCGACGGCTTGTTGCCATCCATGACAAACGGCGCACTCATAGCCCGCCAGTTCTAAAATAGCTAACATTTTCTTTTGGTTATCTGATAAACGACCTTTAACGCTTCCTTTTATATGCGGTCGCTTCATCTCAAGCCATAAACCATGCTTTCCATTTATAGGATATGCGAAAAATAAATCGGGGATGCCACTTTTAAACCCGCCAAGCTTCGCACGTTTCATGCGATTAGCTATTTGATACGGCTTTCCTTTCTCGTACGATTCGTTTCTAATATGAATCATTAGCTCAAATATCGTCTTACCATTGGGCAACATCTTATATTTTGCCCAATTCATCAAAGCAATTTGCGTATCTTCTTCGTGGTTTTTTCTTTTAGTCATAATAAACCTTACATAAACTGTTTTAATATATGATAGCAACTTCTTGTCGCTACGATGTCACGTTGGCAATACTTGGCGACCTCTGAGCCTTTACCGTTCTTAATGGTATTCCAAACCTGCGAACCATCGATCGAGCCTTTAGGCGTTGGTACATTCAAATAATTGCAAAGATCATCTAACTTTAAATAATCATGTTGCCCGTTGCCTATCCAAGCGCAGGCAGTATCAAAATAAGCGTTATCCCAAGGCTTAGAACTCCAAGGATTGATAAATGTAGGCAGAAGTCTATGGATTATATAACGATGTCTTAAAAACAATAAATCAAATCTTGATAAATTATGACCTATAAACCAAGGATTAACACCTGCCATTTTTTCGTTTAATTTTTCTAAAACTACACGCTCCGATTCAAAACTTTTATAATCTTCTGTCTCAATACAAAACGGCGCTTCGTCTTGTATAGCCAGTCCGATACAGTAAATACCGCCTAAACCACCATTAAATGAGGTTTCACTAACTATTTTATACTCTTTATCTTTAATCCATGCGTCAATAATATCCTGTTTTTTATAATTAGATGGTGGCTTAATATTCTTTACGAGTATTCTTTTTTGCTCAACGCTTTGAGTTGGCATTGTTTCGAGGTCTATTGTTACTGGTGTATTCATGTTATTTCCCTTTTATTAAGTTAATTTTTCGGAGTATACTTTTACAGCTTCATATATTTTAAAGCTTTTTGCCGGAACTTCGTTTTCTAATATTTGTTTAATTTCTTCTTTACATGCTTTCAAACTAATTAAAGGTCTTTTCGATCTTATGCAACAACCGCCAAAGTCTATTTCGTATATAAACATGTTATTTCCCTTTTGTTGTGTCAATTAATAATGCGTTTAAGTATCTTTTTTCAAATGTCAAAAGCTTTTTACCGCTTGCCTCTTCGATAAACTTAGCTATATTTTCGGGTTGGTATTGATAAAGTTTTCGCAATTTCGGCAAAAACTCTTTTGTTATAAGTCTTCTGAACTCTTGAGCCTTTTTAGCTTTCGATGTTAAAATTAAATGATAAAAGCCGGACTCATTTATTAGCGTTGTGTTTTGTTCGCCTCCTTTTGTTTTGACTCTTTCGAGCATTTTTTCGTCTGCATCAAGCCTGCGCAACTGACATTTATTAACGTCAATTAATGCGCAAACTTCCGCACCGATAAACCATATTTCATCATCTATATAATGAGTTGATAAATTATTTTCAATATCGGTGATATTCATTACTTGGCCAAGTTTTTAAGGTAGGCCAAGCAACCTTCACAGCTTTCTTTATTCCAAGAGGGATTTACGCCTAGACTAATATATAAATCATTATCAGCAGTAGAAAGTTTATCTGTAAGCTTTTTTATCTCGGCGTGGATTGGTTGCAAAGCTTTTAAGATGGGCTGTTTTTGCTGTTGCCTAGCTTGTGGCTGTTGGCTGTTATCGTGTGAATCTGCGTCTTTAGTGTCATCAATAGCAAATAAACCTGCTAAGGCGTACTTTCTAGCGTAAGAACTTGACGAGCCAGTCACTTGTGCGACATCCATTCCTTTCTTGCTGTCTGACTCTCTCGCATAAGCTGTATTACTTAACTTTTCGTCACCTAGAACAAGTGTAGCGGTTGCCTTTACATAAAATCTATCTCCAATCACGACAATTTCATCGGAAAGGATAATAGCGGAATCACTATCAACTTTTTTATATCCCTCTAAAATATCTTCAATTGATCTATAATCGTAATTACCAAAGGTATTTTTTTGACCTTTATTACACTTTAAAGCTTTCTGAATCTTGCTTAATTCTTTATATATCTTCATATTAATTAACCTCGTTATTTTTTGCTATTAAAACACATCTTAACCCTTTGGCTTCACTTTGTGACAACCTTAGATTGATAAAGTAAAGCACATTTTCCACATCTTTCGGCGACCAATCATCTATATTGGCATAGCCATTATTCCCGCTATGCTCCAATAAATAACAAGACCGTCGAAAAACTAACTCTTGCTTTTTGGTTATCATTATTGGCTCGATCACTTTATCGGCATCATTTTTAATCGTTGTATCTAAACACATGTTATTTCCTTTTTTGTTATTGTTAAAGCGGGTTTCCCCGCCGTTTTGGTTTAGGCTTCGGCTCTTTCGAGTCTTGCTTCTTCTTGGCGGTCTAATCTTGCGTAATGTTCGCTTATTAATTCGTTTATGGCGAATACTCTACATTCTGTTATATTATAACCGTTTGCTAAGTCTTTACCGTATTGAGTGACATCATAGCATCCTGTTGAGTCTCGTGTCACTTCAAACTTCGTGTTTATTCCTAGCGCTTTGGCTTCTCTTTTGGCGATCTTTAGCTCGTTGTTCATTTTGTTATTTCCTATTTCGTTAAGTTATCTTACTACTCTTAATATAATTGCTATCCGCAACATTGCAAGCAGGCGCAACACCTTTTATTGATTTATTTTTTACGGGCAAAAAAAAACTTACTAGGGAGGGGAAATAACATTGCGGTAGATGCCTTTCGGCTCGCAGTTAAAAACCTAGTAAGTTTTATATACTTAACAATATTAAATTAAGTCGTCATAGTTCTTTTGTCAACTTATTATGGCAATCAAAGCACAAACCACCATAAATTAAATAAATTCCACAATCCCGACAGCTATTATCTTTAATGTCCTCGGCCTCGTTGTAAGCCTCAACAGTTTTCAAAATCCCGTCATTGCTTGCTTTTATGTCTTCGTCTGTTCGTTCACTCATTTATAACACCTCGATTGTTTCATAAGCTTTTAATTGCACCGTTGCAAGATCATTTGTGTTAAAGAAAATATCATCGTCATAAGCATCCATCAATTTTACCTCAGTGTTTCTTGACGCTAAATCGCGAACCGCTTCTTTGAATTCTTCGAAAGTTCTTTTTAAAGTCTCGAGCTTTTCATTTACTGGCGGTGAAGAAAAATCATCATTGTCGGAATATTCAAGCTCGTTAGTGTTATAGTCAAATCTAACATATCGGCCCTTGCTTGAGTCAATATCAAAAAAATATTCTTGTGGTGCTTCAATTTTTACGGTTTTTGTAATAACAGGGATTTCTTCACTGTCTAATTTGAGCCATTTACGAACTGCCTTATTAGGCTCCACACAAAACTCATTATAAGCTGTATCTATTTTTGAAAATGTCGATTGCTTAATATTCATATAAGTATAATCGTGGTAAATTCGCCACAGCGTTTTTTCTGTCAATCCAGTCATTTTAGAGATATGGCCAAAATCTTTATATAAGTTTAGCTTAACCTCTCCGCCGTTTTCGACAAAGCCTCGGCCAGTTCTTGACATTATTCTAAATTTTGCCTGTAATTTACCTCGTACATGCTCTGTTAAAATTATGTTTTTCATTTTACTACCCCTTTGTATTCTTTAACATTTCTTATTATTTTTAATATCCAAGGCTTTATCTTTCTCTTTGGCTTCCATGACTTAGCCTTTTTAGGGTCATAGAGCAATACTTGAAGGTCTTCATACGTAATCTTGCACTTGTAGGCAGGGCGCATAATTTGTCCCTTATAATCAAGCCAAGCAGGATAGTTAGTCATTGATGTTGAGTCAATAACGTGTCCAGTCTCTACAATATAAACCCAAGCATGTAAGCTCATAAACGCTCCTACTACATGAATCTCGGCTTCAATGCCTATCCGATGAAGTTCTTCCAAGATGTCGGCGGATTTATTGGAGCAATCATAAGTGTCTGTATAAGTCTTTGGATTGCTGTATTCTTTCTGTATTGCCGTAATCCTCGGATCAAGCTGTTTAGTTGATACCGTAGAACAAGATGCGGTAAAAATCACCATTGCTATTATAATTATGTTTTTCATGTTATTTCCTTTTTGGTTGAGGGTCTGCATTTAACGCAGGCCCTTATTATTATTTAATTCGTCTAGCTATTGGAGCGATCATTGTTTTATTATTAGCGCAATAATCACGTATTCCGGCATTGGCATCGCTTTTATTGTTAGTGGTGTATATTTTATTGACTACCTTTAGCTCGCCAGTATTTGCGCATTCAAAAGCTATCTCGTATTCGTATGTATTAAGCGCCATTATCTATCACCTACCAAAGAAGTGAATACAGGTAGTGTTTTATAGTGATACCAAGCTTTCAGACCTGCTTTATGTAAATCGTCTCCCCATATATCTTTTTTAATATCCTTTTGTAGTTCATACATAACAGCAAATGGTCTCTTGCCACCTGCGCAACTTGACAGGCTTGGGTCAGTACAGTAGCCTAGTACGATCCAATGCTCTAGGGGTACGTATGTTTTATTTTCAAAATGATAGCACACAGGCCAAGTTATGCCCATTTTTACGCCATAAGTCTCATAGGTAAATAAAGTCCTTGAGATTTTTGGTAGTTCTATAATGATCGGTTTTTCCATTTTTCGTTATTTCCTTTTGTTAAGTTACCTCAATATATAATGCTATTTGCAATAGGTCAAGGC